TGAGATTCCTAACTAAAACTCTTGCTTCTACTGAATCCATTGTGCCTGGCGGATTCTTTTCTAAGTTTTCAATAAATTTTTCTTTTCCCTCAATAGTTCCAATTTTTTGAAAGTTATCTACTACAGAATTTTTTAGAATGTCTTTTTGAGCTGCTTGACGTTTTACAGTAGCTTCAGTATTTGTCATATATCCCAGGCTAACAAGCTTTGCATAAATACCATTTTGGCCAAACAATTCGTTTGCAGCTTCAAGTTTTTCTGCTGCATTACCTACTACTGCTTGTTTTTTAAAATGATCTATTGAGTTTATCAGCACCGCTGCTTGTTCATTAATCAATCTGTTTGAGGTATTAGATCTCACTGACACACTTTTATTTGTGAAAGCCAGGTCTGCTTTTATTAGGAAATCTCTTTGAGCAGCTTTACTTGAAAAACCTTTTGATAAATCTTTTTTAAGTTTTTCAGAAGTTGCATTGAAAAATCTATTACTAAGGCTGGGATCCATTTTTGTGGCTTCAAGCGCAGCATCATTCAAAGCCTGATTATATTTTAAAGTTCCGTCAGCTAACTCAGATTCATATTTATTTTTTAATTCAGCTTCAAAAAAAGCTAGTTTCTTTTGTTCTGCTGCCTTAAATTCTTCTGTCTGTTGACGTTCTGCAATTTGCAAAGCATTTAAAGATGCAGTTTGTGCAGCTTCACCAAGCCTTGCAGTTGCTTGTGCTGCTTGAGAAAAAGCACCAGGACTAGCTTGTACTGAAAGTTGTCTTGCACCAGTGCCAGTTGTCCTGGCAGATTGTCTATTATAAGTAGGTACTTTCATTAACCAAACCTCGTTTGCGCAGTTTGTTTTTGTAAATTAATATTATTTCGAATTGATTGTCTGTTTAGATTTGCACCAGCTTGTATATTTGCAGCTGAGCTAAATCCTCTTAACAAACTTACACCAGCGTTTATATTACCAGCAGTTCTTGCGGTTGATCCATATAATCTATTCAGTTGTGCTTGCATCCTATTTTGCACGGCGCTTTCTTCAAGCTCCTGGACACCAACCGCTGCATTATATTTTCTTATAGCTATTTCTTCATCAGCTTCTTTTGCATTTGCTAGGGCAATCTTCAATGGCGTACCACCCTCAGCAACAAATCCATTATATCTAAATGCCTGACTTGTTGCATCCTGGAGATCAGAAAACTCCCTACGAAATCTTGCAATGTCAAGCTGGCTAGCTATTTTAAGTTGCACTGCATCTTGTTCATTAGCCAGGGCATTACGCTCATTAATATCTGCATTATAATTATTTGCTGCTTGCTGAGCTTTACCCACGGCTCTAGCGCCGTTTGCGGCCACCAGCGAACTTACTACAGTTGATGCTATTGCTGCTTCAATACCCATTAAAAAACCTTTGCATATCTAAAATAATCGCTACCATCTGGACCATATTTTCTCATAAGGCCCTCGTTTTCTAATCCCATAAACTGAGCAAACCTTTGAGCTTCTGGCCAATCTACTCTTACTGCTGATTGGATTCGCACCAATTTTTGTTCTTCAATCAGCCTTGGTAAATACTTAAAAATTATTTTCATCACTGGCCTTACATGGCTATGCACTTTGTCAGTTGATAAAAACCAAACTTCAGCAACTCCTGGCCATAATTGTTTGATACCGCCGCAAGCTATCAGGTGGCCATTATCTATCGCACTAAATGATTGACCAGGAACATGAAGTCCTTTTGCAAAATCCAAATGTTCTTTTATGTGCTGCGGCGCACCTTTATTCATTTTGCCGTCAAGTATTTCCTGGCCATGCTCTGGCTTGTAATCTGCTACTATCATTGATCGAAAGTTTGCAGCCTTGGAAAAATTGCTAATACTGTTGTTGGTAATGGCTGGTTTTGCTTGACTACAATAAATCCATCATTGTCAAAACCACCTCTAAATTCTAATTCTTTATCACCAGTAAACATCGAAAGAGCAGTGTCCATATCATCAGCTGAGCTTCTAAATGGTATTCTATCTATTTCACTTTCACTGCTACCTACCTGGATTCCAACAGTTCTAAATAATCTCAATGTAATATCATGTATTCTTTTTATTTTGCCCTGGGCCGTACCCTCAGTGCCGCCAGCATCTACTCGCATTGTTTGTAAGGTTGAATCAAAACCTAATCCAATATGCGCTTTTGTAACTGATCTATCCAAAGTAATTGATCCAGAGGAAACAGTTTTGTTAGGATGAGTTGCACCATTAGCAAGGATTGATACACTTTGGCCCTCTAAATGATTTAGACCAGATATTGTTGTTGCTGCGGATCCGCTATAAGTTAATCCGCTATCAACAAAAAAAGCATCTTCAACATCAGTGCCAAAATCAAAATTTGAAAATGTTTCTATGTATCTTGCAGTTGCGCCATTGATTGTTCTTTTTACAACCAGGTAAACATTATCTTCATCCAAATCACCAGGTATAACTGCAACACTTTCAACAACAGAATTACCAGAGCCAAAAGATCCACCAAGTATATGTTCATGCCAGCCAACAACATTTTCTTCTCGTCTATATGTCATGCCAACAAAACGACCATCAGTTAAAACACACCATACAATATTATCTGGCTCTTGCTGATAAGCCATTTCAGTTATGCCGCTATCAGTAATATGCTCTGCTAAGACAGTTAGATCTGGAGCCTGGTAACTATCTGAATCAAAATTATATACCAGCTCTCTTACTTTTCTTGATGCTCTTTGAACAAACATAGTTACGTTACCAACCTGGATAGGCTGGATATTTGCAGATCCATAATTTGCCTGGCGTTTTATTTGAGCGTTTGTCGGCGAAAGAGGTTCGGCTGAGCCGCTTGCGCTTACTGCAAATTCACCACCGCTAGTGCCGACAATCAAAACTCTACTTGAGGTCAGATACCTAATTACATTTACCTGGTTAGATCCAATAGTATATGTCAAAGCATCATCAGCATCTATACCATCTGCAAAATCTTCAAAGCTGCCACCTACTGAAAAAAACAAAGTTTGTGGTTGTGCCGTTGTATTTGCAAAAACAAGGCGCTGCTCAAAAAATGTTACTGCTGCTGGATGGCCAGTTGTTGCACTAAATGCACCCAGGCTAAAATTGTTATCAGCTTCAAGTTCGCCATTTATTGTTATTGATTGTCCAGCCGCTTCGTCTACTAGATCCACGCTTGGAGAAAATAATATTGTATCAGCAGTTACCTGAACTAACAAAACGGCAGTGGATTTATTATTACCACCATTTGATGCACCAGATATAGTTACCTTTTGACCTACCTTAAAACCCTCAGTAACAAAATTACCAGCAGTGTCTGTAATTCTATCATTGTGTTCTAAACCAGTTGAGCTTGGATCACCCTCAAAAAATGCAATAGTTGTTGCAGTGTAACCAGGCATCAGCTCAGTTCTACCCTCGGCATTTTCCTGGACAGTTGCAGTAACAGAGGTTGCACTTGAAAAGTTTGTTATTTTGGCAAAACCATCATGCAGCTTTATTAATCTTCCTACATCAGTTGAAACAAAAGTGCTTGCGCTTGCAGTAACAGTAACACTACCAGTACGGCCATTTGCAGTTAATGTTGTAGTTGTCGTGTTAGGATCTTGCATAGGACCACGGAGAAAATTAACTTCCGTTATTGTCCAGGCAGTATGACTTGTCCTGGTTATCTTTTGCACTGGATGAGATGGATGCACCAGGTACATAACATCTGCGCTTTGTGTAAACTTTATTTCAGATACCTGAGCGCTTGTATAAACAGTTGCGACTTCCACTGGACTGCCACCAGAAACTACAGTGCCGCCATCTTTATGTATTCTAAAATAGTTTTCACCAAATTCTAATATATAAGCTTGCTCAACATTAAATTCAAAAGGTATTAACCTGGTGAAGTTTGCGCTTGTTTTAACAGTATTAACATACTTCGTACCAGGTCTACGACTTGCACCGCCATGAGGATGTATTAAAAAGTTTTGTAACTTTTTGCAGCCATTGAAATATTTATTTACATCAGTGCGGCCCTCTAACCTGGGCGATAATTCACCAGCAGTAAAATTATTAAATGGAGGTGAAGCCTTAGCCATTTACAACCTCGCATTAATGAATGTGTTTGCAGCTAATACCTCGCTATCCTGGATGCTAGAAGTATTAGTTGTATTACCCTCAGTTGCATCAACAAACCTCGCTTCTTTTAATTTATCTCTATACAAAGTTGCAAGCTGGGATGCCAGGCTAATACTACCAGATAAAGGATAAGCTATATCAGCTGCTAGCGCAGCCACAATAGTTTCTAGTAAAAGAGTGTCGTATTGGTTTGGATCAGTTACTTTACCTATAAACACCAGGTTTATAGTGCTTTCATCGGATAAAATTTTTCTACCCTCAAGCTCAAACTTTATCTCTGGATCTGAAAGTTTTAATACTCTCAAACAAAAAGGATCAGTAGGCAACGTAAACTGTTTTGCAAAAGTAAAACTAGGTGCATCAGCATCTGGTGCTAGTGTCTGCCTGGTTATCAAACTATTCCAGGGATGTGATCTAAATGTTGCATCCCTTACAAACTCATATCTTTGATTGCATATCCTGGCAGCTTTACTATCTTCTGTAAGAGAAATAATATTAGATGCGCCAATTTGATTCAAAGCTGAGTTACAAATATCTACCACTGAAGCCATAATAATTCCTATAAAAAAGGCAGCGCATTGCTGCGCTGCCTATAGTTTAGTTTATAACGTATTCAATAATGAATGACATAGTACCAGCAGTACCACCAGTTGCATTGAATGTTGCAGCAACATAGTAGTGTCCTCCTGGATCAGTTGAATCACCAGCAATAGTGTAAACTTCTTGACCGCAAGTATTAATATCTGCGGCTTCGAATCTTACATCTGTCATTGCAGCTGCATCAGCAACGGAGCTTGCAAAGCAATCTTCGTCTTTGACTACGCCAGCGCTAGTGTATAAGCCAACATTAAATGTGCAGCTACCACCTAAACCATCACTGCCTATTTTAAGGGAGCTTATTCTGGCATTAGTAGGTATTGGAGCTAGCATAACAATATCGTTATCAGTGCTATCTCCATCTGCTAATTCAATAGTGCCTTGAGCAATCCTGGTTGTTCCAGTTAACAAACCAGCATCGCTCATTGTATATGTAGCTTCAAAATTGGCTACGAGATCAGAATTTTTTGTTGTCATAATCTATCTCCCAATTAAGCTGATTCATCACAAAGGATAGAAACTACTTTAGCTTCTTCCATTCGTGTTGCACCAAAGGTTGCACAATAAAAGACTTGTGTACTGTAACTCTTATCAGCACGCTCATCAATTTTCGCCATTACGTCTTTTCCAACAGCAAGTTTGATTCCATCTTCAGCCCAAGCAAAGCAAGTTCTGATACTGGATGCCACACTTAATCTGGTTGACATAATAAATTTAAAACCCATAAAAGTGTCCACTTCACCAGCGACAAGAGCTTTGACAGTATTAAAATCACTTGATGTGATTTGTGTAGTACCAAGTAAAGCTTCTACTTGAGCTGGAGCTACGGCAATATATCTTGGGATTGATGGATCTACAGATCCCTCATCCAAAATCTTTTTTGCACTTATGAGCTTGGCTATTGTTAAATCAGCTGATCCATGAGCAATAATATTACCAGCAAGCATTGAGGTATCAGTGCTTCCACTGGATCCAGTTTTTGCCGTACCAGTTGCAGCAGTAATAATTGCATCATCCATTGATCTACCTATTGCTGAAGCAGCTGCTTGAGCATAAGTTGATGTAGGATCAATTAACATTCTTATTTTGTCGGCATCATCTATAAGATCGGCCCACTCATAAGAATCCATAGTTACCATTCGTCTTGAATGTGGTGTATCAAGAATTTGTGTATCTTGATGTCTTGAAGTTCTTTTGACCGCAGCGGTTGCACCTACCTGGTCAAAAAAGGCTTTCTCACCAGTTACAGATTCCTCAGATACAGAACCTCGTAGCAAAGAACCTCTTTGCTGCGACAATAACTGTACGTTGGAGCTGAACTGATTGACGAAAGCAGTAGTGATTTGTGAACTCATTACATACTCCTTAGTTCATAAAATTAAAACGCTACCTGGGAATCCAGACGTAAGGTTATTTGGTTTTGCGAGGGCCTTTGCTTATCTCGACTACTTTACTTGGTTTTTCTTTTGGAGGACCATCAGGTTTATCTCCAGCTTCACACCATTGTAAATACTTATTAGCTCTTTCCATTGGATCATCAATGATTCTTCCTGATCCAGTTTCTAGCACCATTCTTAAAACTTCTAATCTAAACTCTTTATTATGCACTTAACATCTCCCTATACTTCATAACTTCGTCTACATAGAAACTATGCTGAGGATGTTTTGCATCCCAGTAAGGTGTATCTTCAGCGGTCATTTCTACAATTTTATTATTTATTTCTTGAGGTCCAAGAGCATTGCTTGTTTTAACGCCCTCTAAGCTATCCTCACCGACTTTTTTGGTAATAAACTCACCAACATTCACAATCATCCTTATAACGTCTGGATGATCGCCTAAACGCCGCCCATCAGCTAATTCAATATCTGCAATCTCAACATTACCAAACTGCTGAAGAACGCCGTTACCAACTTTCATTCTATCCTGGAAAGCTGGCCCATATTCTTTTTGCAGCTCCTGAGTTGTCTTTTGCACCTCAGCTTGAACATTTAGCTGGTCGGTACTGAGTTGATTATTAGTTTGTTCATTAAATTTATTTAATAATAATGTTGCCTGGCGCTGCGACAACCCAGCTTCGTGGGCCGTGTTCTGAAACCAGTTCAACATTTCTTCATTTTTTACCTGGCCCTCTGGTATTGTAGCTGCCAAGTTATAATCTTTTGCTTCATTCGGTCTACCGAGTTTGCCGTAAACAACATTCCAATCATCATCGGTGGCGTGTTTACCTGGTATGGCTACTTTATCAGCACCTATCATGGATTGTGAATGAACAAAACTTTTTATCAATCCAGGTACATCCTGGATTGTTTCTAATGATTTATGTCCTTTTATTTCTTCTGGAATTTCTGAGCGCCAATCATATTCGGCTGGCTGCGCAGACGGAGCTTGTCCAGCATCTTCAACGGCTGGAGCTTCCGCTACCTGGGCTTCTTCACTCATGTTTCTACTATGTCCTCTCTTTTTGGTTTATCGGCCAGCATTGCTTTTATAAATAGGACTACAGTACGCTGGCCCTCTCTGTAGGCCGTTTCGGTTGCATCTGGAGAAAAGGTTGATCCATTTACATGATACCTAGCTTCCAGATCTTTTAAGATTGTTTCGCCATCTTTTGTGTTAAATAAAAGCTTATAAGCTGCTCTAAGCTCGTCAATACTCATTGTGTAGCCTTTATTAACGGCGCTGCTGCACCAGCTGATTCAGCTATTTGCTGCGCCTGGTTTAACTGTTGTTGTTGTGCTTGCTGCGCTTGTCGTTGTTCTCTTATCTCACTTACCTGGTCATCACCTCGCACCGCCTTTGCTGGTACTGATAATGCACTAATCAAATGTTTGACCAGGTTATCTGCATCCAGGTAATCGATAACACCAGGATCTACCTGGGCCAACGGCTGCATTAGTTCAATAAACTGTAGCGAGCTTTGAACATCGCCAGCTCTTTGAGCTTTTGCCAGCGGTGATACATATTCAATATCAAAATCCTGACCCTGGATAATATCTGGAGCTGGCTTAAAAAGATTTTTCCTGGCTAAAATATTGTAGCTCCTGGTTATCAATGGCTGCAATAACTCAGCTTGTAATCTTCCCAGCACTGGTCCTAACAATCTCATCTTTTCTTCAGTACGCTGCACAACCTCGGTTGCCGTCATTTGTGGTCCTTGGCCCAGGATAAGTTGGTCAACATAGAAAGCTGATTGTATAGCTTTCCTACGTTGTTCTTCCATATTTAAACCAATAGGATTGTTTGCACCTATATTCAATGGCTCTAGTCTATCTCTAGTGCCAGACCTATAAAAATTAAGGCCGCCAGGTACAGTTCTAATGGGGAGGATAAAACCATCATCTGGAACAAGTAAGGGAGGATCCACTTGTTTTTGAGCGGCCCTAATCGTTACCTCTGACATTTTATTAAGCATCTTAATATCTGCCAGGGCGGTCATGGCTGGAGAACGACCATAACCTATCTCGAAACTTGCTTTTAAAAATCTGGGAACACAATAGCAAAACTCGTCAAAGCCGCCCTCAGATAAAATAGTTTTATTTTCTGGATCTATATAAACTGAAGCCACTGGTTTGTTGCCAGCATCAACTCTTGTAATATCCCTTTCATCCCTGGTGTAAACTGCATGAAGCAATGTCATCATCTCGTAAGGTTTTTCTTCAGACATTTTCAGCATTTTTGCAGATATGTTTTCCGCACCAAACCTTTGTATAACTGCTCTTAGCGGCATTTTAAATTTACGATATACAGTATCTACACGGCCTTTTTCATTTTCAGTAACATAACATTCTGAAATATGCCTGGTTGAAAAACCAAGCTGAAACTCATCATCTTCTTCAATAAATATAACACCAGTACCAAAAGTAATTAGATCATGGTAAAGCTCGTGTATCTGTTCATTAAAGTTTGACCTGGCAAAAGCGCCATACATTACACGCTCAACATCACCAAGCCATTCTCTTGCTGCATCATTCATGTTAAGTTCGTCATTACGATACTGCAATGAAAACCATTTGGTGGACATATTTGTAAGCATACCATGCAAACTTGCTGCTAGCAGCTCAGCTGCAAGACCAGCAGTGCCATCCATAATAAGTTCTGATCTTTTATCTCCTGGTGATCTAACCTTGTTTATATCAGCTTTCCTGGGTGCAACATAATCAGCTACTTCTTGCCAGTGAGTTTCCCAGGTTGCTCTTTGATTTTCTAATGATGCAAACCTTTTTACAAGTTCATCAGCTAGTTTTTCTGACATATTAGCTTCCTAATAAAGTTTTTCTTTGTACTGGCGCAGATCCAAGTATGCCCTGGGATGATGTATTTATCCCACGCCCTCTACCTCTACCGCTCATTGAATAAAGTCTAGGTATTAATGATCCAGCTCTAACTGGTGCTTTAGGTTTAATTCTTCTTGACGTAGTGTTTGAAACGCCTTTTACGGCTTGTCCTGGACTACCACTTGGAGGTGGTGGCGCTGACATAAGTTGTTGATTATCATTACCATCATCACCACCTGGAGGGTTTGGATCGCCCTCTGGCGCACCAGTATAAGCATCATCTCCGCCAAACAAACCAGTACCCATAGTTCCCACAACATTACCGCTTGATCCATAAACTGGACTAGCACCTTGTTGTAACTGTGCTTGTGTCTGTTGTGCGCTTACTGCATTTATTACTGACAATGTGCCAAGACCTGGAACAAGAGCATCAGTTAATATATTACCAGTTAATGTCTGATTTGCTTGATTAGCAAGAGCAGTGCTGCCAGCAAAATCATCGTAAGATGGATCATTTGCTGCACCAGCAATAGCTGCATCACTTTCAGCTTGTGTCATGCCAGCCATCATGTTTTCTTCTTCTGCTACATCAGGATCAATGCTTGCACCTGGACTTCCAGGATCACTTGTTTCTGCGCCCATCACTTACTTCCCAATAATGATTTATATTCTATCGGAGCTTCAGTCAACAAACCTTGAGATCCAGTTAAAATGGTCTTTTGTCTACTAACTCGGTTAGCTCTTTTTCTTTTATCTTCTACTTCGTCTACGGAAGTTACTGCGCTATCTGGCACAACATCCATAGGCGGTGCTGGCGGTGGCGGCTCTACTGGCGGCGGCGCTGGCACTTTTGGATTAAGGAATCCCATTATATTGCTACTCCCAATGGATTATAGTTACTATCTGCTATTGCTTGCGGCGGTCTATCAAAACCTCGGTTTTCTTTTATTCCAACCGCAAAGTATCGCCAGGCATCAGCTGCATGGCTCGCCCAATCATGTACTGGACTATTCCTAAATGTTCTCAATCTTTCATTGTAAGCTCGGTGATACTGGCGCAAAGCTTCCAGACCAGCCTTACAATTTACCTGGTCAAACCAACAACGACCAAGAATAATCTGCGCAGCGTGTATGCCATCTTCAACTGGCAGCTTTGGTACAACCCTAAAATTGATTCCCAGGTCGTATGCGATCTCTCTGCGGCTTTTACCAGAGCCAAGCTCTCTAACCTCAATATCGTGTGGCGCATTGTGATTTCCATAGAAGTAGCTTTTCGATGTAAGTATTTTCGCATAGTGCGGTAATCCCTCATTGCGAGCTTCGTAAAAATCTATAACATGAATTGCCCTACCAACATTCTGAGTAAACCAGATTGCGGTACTATCACCAATACCAAGATCCCACCAGGTATCTACTTTGTGCGCCTGGTCATACGGAACATTGCCTATGCGCCCACTTTCCTGGGCGGCTTGCAGCTCTTTTCCATAAATCGCACCAGGTACATTCGCAACCCAGGAACATTCAAACTCTTGTTCATACTGGTCCTCGGTCATTATCTGCCTGGCAGCGTGTAACTCTTGCTCATCAACTATACCAGTTTCGCTGGCCTTATAAACCTGGGTAAACCATTCATCACTGTTTTGAGCTGATTCATACAAATCAAAAAAAGCATTATGCCCTCTTGGAGTTCCAATAAAGAACGCCCAGCCTTTTCTATCTGATAATGCTGGCCGCAGCACTTCTGGAAACAAAGCTTCTGGCATATCTGCCATCTCATCAAGACAAGCACCATCAGCGTAGATCCCTCGCAGCGCATCATAATTTTCTGCTCCGAGCAGCTGGATCCTTGCACCATTCGGTAGATCACACCGCAGCTCAGTTTCGTGAAACCTGACCATCGGCACCTTGCCAGCAAACTGCTTAAGATAATCCCATGCTACCGCCTTAGCCTGGCGGTATGTAGGCGCTATATAAAAATACCTGGGATTCGTCTTATCATTCAGTATCGCATCCCTCAGTAAATGATTTATAGCCATTACTGTTTTGCCAAATCGTCTATGACATACCACAACTCCCCAGCGACTCTTGACCAGGGCATTGTGCAGTTTTGCCTGGAGCGGTCTTGGTGAATACGGAATCTCAATGTTCATGTGTCAGACACTCCCTATCTGATATATATTAGATATAGCAAGCGGCGGCTTGCTTTGGGGTACCAGGGGTAGGCAAATTCTAAAAAAACCAGGTCAAACTTTGTAAAATAGCAGCCATATCGGTTAGTTACCGCTAACTATTTCTATACTCAGCAACGATTACAGAAGATCGGCAAACAAAATTCAAAATCAAATCCCTCGTGTGCGAGATTACTGCCAAAGTGTTTGCACAAAAATACGTTGATCCTAGTTTATCTCCAGGTTCCCATTCGCCCAGGACAAAGTTACCTGGCCATTATTCTCAGCTGCTTTATCTTCAGCTTTATCCCTAACGCCTAACGGCTGCATCTGCCTAATATGTTTATCCATATGATCTGCTTCTAATCGTCTACGCTGCACTTCAGCCATTGCTAGCTTTGGATCATCTGGCAATGCCATCTTAACCAAGTCTAGTATCTGATCCCTCATAACCTCACACTGCAACGCTCTAGCTTTACGATACATTGTATGAGCATCATCATTCTCTTGCACCCATCTCAGTACAGTTCTCCAGCTTGGTAAGCTCTTTGTGTTATTACATATCCTGGTCAAGCTTTCACCCTCAGCAATACGCTCACAAATAGTTTCCATCTGTGGTTTTGTAACTCTTATTTTGTAAACTTTAGCCATTTTCCCAGCTCATAAAAAAACCTGGCAGAGAGATGACCAACTGCCAGGCTAGTTTTTTTCAACATAAAATTTGGTTTGCAGCTCCCATAAATCTCACACTAAACTGCAAACCGCCGAAAGGAGTCAAACAATGAAAAATAGCTTGTTGAGGTAAACCAGAGCTATCTTCTCAAAGCTTACCAAAAACAGTAATCTTTTCGATTCATTTAGTCAAGCAGCTTATTTGAAAAAAATTAATTTGAAAAAAACTTTGTCTACCCCTTGACTTCTAACGTCAATAGGCCCATATTAGTAATGGAGGTAAAAACATGAACAACTGGATAATTGCTGAGAAATTTGCTGGCAAGCCATACTGGTACAAACACAAGTTTGCGCCAGTTTGGATCCTTAAAAACTTTGGCAACAGACCTCTTTGGCCTTACGAGGTCTACAAAACAACTGAGTGCGGCGAGTACAGAAAAGCTACTGGCCACACATTCTCTAAGCTTGATCTTGCCAAAGATCATGCTGAAACAATAATCAACATGGAGAGTGCATGAAAAGGTTAGTTCACGGAACGCCTATCACGCCAAAAAGATTGTTACCGCAGCTCAAAGGCAAAAGCTTTTGTGTCAGTTATATGCACCCAGAGCAACTTGCTGAGTGCATTGAGCTTGTTGGTGATAACGAAATATTGATCCTGGACAACGGAGCTTTCACCGCCTGGAAAAAAGGCATCACTCTTGATGCTGCCTGGTGGGATGGCTTCTATGCCTGGGCCAATGCTGCAATGGACAAGTGTCCTAATGCAGTGTGTGTGATTCCAGACGTTATCAACGGCGATGAAGCTAGCAACTTGCAGCTGATCGCTGATGCCATCAAAGGTGGCAAAATCAAGTACCCAGAAAGAGCAATGGCAATATGGCACATGAATGAAAGTTTTGACCAGCTCGAAAAGTTATTTAGGATTTTCAACTTCGTAGGCTTCGGCAGCTGCGGCGAGGTTGACATTGCCAAAAACAAACCAGGCAGCGCTTACATTGCCAAGATCAAGCAAGCCTGGGCGTTCATGGATTACTGGCAAAAAAAGTATGGCATCGACAAGCCTTGGATCCACATGATGAGAGGTTTGGGAGTGCTTCACAAAATTGGTTTTGACAGTGCAGATAGCTGCAATATTGCCATGAATCACTGGAGAAACAAAAACAATGTTGTTCACCATGTAGCTCAGTTTGCAGACAGACTTGAAGCCAAGGTCAACAACCAGGAATTGAACGAGCTTCCCTTGTTCAATGTAGCAGCTTAGAAAGGAGAAACTATGAGCGCTTTTATCGTAAATCCAAAACACATTGCTGCCCTTGCAGCATTTACTATTCAACCCAGCAATTACTTTTATTGCTACAATATGCACACAAAAAAAGTACTGTTTGACTTCAGCTCTCCTGGCGTAGCAAACATAAAAAAGTTTCACCATGTAAAATGGATAGCCAAGATGCTTGCTGAAGCTAACGTCAAGAGTGTCTACGAGCTTGAGAAAAGAGCTACTAAAGAAGTTTACAGTGCCAAGTATCTTGAGGATCTAATGTTGTTTCCAGCTGATTGCATCAAAGCTCTTGAAAAGCTTGGCACTAACGGCCACAACTACTACTTGAGTGATGCTGATGTTTACAACATGGCTTGCTGCTTAAACTACCAGAGCTGCGAGGTAGAAAACTGGATGCACACTGATGCTTACTGGATCATCAAGGCGATCAAGGATCATGCAGCAAAAGGTATGGCTAGTGATGCTAAAGTTAAATGGGAATGGAAAGCTGCTTAAAGCTTGTAATATAATCTAACCAGGGCATCCTGGTATCTACGCTTAACAATCCTGGGATCATTCAATCCCAGGATTTTTGCTATCTTGGTCCATTTTGCGCCACGATCTCTAAATGCAGCTGAATGAGCTACGGCCCAGATTAGTCTGCGATCAGCTTCATCCATAGACAATCCCATTGTAATTGCTTTATCTAACCTGGTTATCTGTTCTGGTGATGCTTTCAGCCTGGGAGATTCAAAAGAGTTATATCCATAAGCAGACCATTCTTTGACATAATCTGGCCAATGCACCATCTTCTGCTTTCTGATTACACCAGGCAGCTTTCTTTCAGTTTCAGCTGCTTCCAGGAATAAATCATGTAGCTGATCTATTGCCAGTTTGTCTTGTGATCTTAATGCTCTTTCACTCTTTACGTCTAAGCTTATCATCCATTTCCTTTAGCCATTCTATCTTTTCAAATACTGGTATATGTTCCAGGTTTATAACTAAATCCTTGTAAGCTTCTTCGCTATATCTTCTCCTGAGCTTTGCCAGGACACGCCTTTGCAATTCATCCAGCGGATACCTGGCACTACGCTGCACTGCTGCCTGGTAACTATGATTTGTAGCTTTCACTGTTAACTTAGCTAAGTTCTTTAGCTTAGCTAAGTTAGCTAATCTTTGTTTTTTATTTAAGGAATATTTAGGATTGCTAAGATTAGCGCTAAGCTTAGCACTTCCTGGCTTGACAAAAATTCTACTGTTTTCCTGATTCATCTGTCAACCCCCCATGTATAAAAAAATAATTACCGCCATCCAAATTGTGGTCAGAGTTAGCTTCGCCACAATCCATCCTGGCTAATTTATTTTCAATATGAAATTTTACCGCATCACTTGCATAAAATCTTTCACCTGGTTTTAATTTTTTTTTAAAACTTAAATTTAATCTTGCCGCCAGGTTCTCGTAAAGTTCCTGGTAATCACCAAGCTTGTCAGCTCTATCTTTAAGTATCTGCGCAGCTACTTCTGCATATTGTTGTGGTGTCATTTGATAATCCTATCTGCATGATCTACTTTCAGCTCTTGTTCTCTCCAGGCTGCTTTCTCAGCTGCAAGCTCAGCTGGTGTAAGCGGCACTTGTTTTTTTTTCATCTCTTTATAAATCATAGATAAATACATAGCTCCAGTTCTAAATGATTCAACCATTATCTCCCCCTCAGTTTAATTAACTCTTGTAAAAATTCTTGTACCTGGTCAACAGATCTGCAAAGCGCCCAGAAAACACCAGCTTCCTCTAGCCTATCTCTAATTTCCCTTTGGCTTTGAGTGAGCTGGCCCTTGCGACCTTTTACCTCAATAAATATTGATAACGATACGCCGCAGTATGTCTGATCCCCTGGCACAAATATTTCTATGTCTGGCCAGCCAGCTTTCGTTCCCATACGTTTTTGTTTTACTTTAAATGACACATGGCGATTACCCTCATTCGGTGAGTGATGCCAAACTGATCCAGGCGGCAGCATAATATCCAACCACCTGGCTATTCGTAGGTGTACTGTATCTTCCGAATCAATTTCTACGGATGATAAAGTCATTTGGCGTAACCGCTCCCATTGTTACTTCTAAAATCAAGCTTAAATTTTTTGGATTCGGTGTCAATGCCTGGTTATGATTTTTTGGTAAACACCACCGCCTGGCTACTGTAGCTTCTTTAAAACCAAGTTTTTCAGCTAGTTTTTTGTAACTCAAATTATTTTCTAATCTATATTCTTCTAGTGTCATGTTGAAACAAATATCAAAAATGTATTCTAACGTCAACATAATAAAATAAATTTGACAAGGTTGACGTTTACAGATACTGTTGTCGCTAATCAAAGGAGGAAAACAATGACACTCAAAGAAACACCAGTATATGCCAGTAGGTTTAATTATCTATGGCACTCAAATCCTAAATCAAAACTGAGATGCAAAGCTTTGTTTGACAAAGTTCATGTAAGGCCAGCTCTTGCTGAAGCCTGGGAAATATATCAACAGATAGATGCAAGCCAGCATTTAAGAGATAGTGCCTGGAAAATAATTCAAAAGTTTGAACAAAAATTTAATGGCCAGGACAATGCAGCAATGTGTGGTGGCCGTACTGTTCAAGAAGCTACTGATGCTATACTGATAAACAAAAGAGAAACTGGTGATGCAATCGACCAGGCTATTGAATCATATAATAAATACAAACCTCGCACCTGGGATGACGGAGCTGATGCAGAAAAAAAAGATAAATATATTGATGAATTAGAATCAGTTATTAAAAATGCAGCAGCTGGTTTGCAAGAAGCTATGGCCAGGGATAACCAGGTAACTGGTGAAATAGAATATTTAAATATTTTACCTGGCACTGAGCTGCCACACAATACCAGGCCAGACTATAATAGGCGTGGAGATCTCAAAACAAAATGGTCCAGGATAAATAAAAAAACTAAATCTGGATTTTCAGCTGGCAGTTTGCCAAGCAGTTTATCTGGCCCTTTTGAACAAGCGGCACTCTACCAGGTAGCTGGATTCTGGGCGTGTAATGGTAAACTACCGCCTTTCTTGGTCTATGCTAACGCTACAGACTACAGAATTTTTGACCAGGGAAACACACCAGAGCTGCAAAACGATTACCTACAAGACGTTGTAAACGCCATAGTTCGTAATCATAAAACTACAGAAGAAATACTGAAAGCTGCAAAAGACAAAGAACATCTTTTTAGATTAGTTGATCCAGACTTTACCAATATATGTTGGGCGGATCCACCAGAGATAATTGATGAAGCTAAAAAATTATGGGGGATCAAATGATAAAAATGTTTTTTGAAATTCTATTTTTATTTATGTTTTGTGTATTTGCTTACTATGCACTTTGGTTTGGTTGCTTGGTTGACCAAGCTTGCTTTGATAGAAATTTTATTGAGATTTTATAAATGAAATACGAAACAAAAAAGAAAGTGAAACAAGCTATGTTAGAAAAAAAATACAATGCAGAATTGAATCAAGCACCAAACATTCATAAAAACCCCAGGGAAACTGAGCAGCTGGCTTTGGACTTTATCCTACCAAGAATTAAGAATATGCGCCTGGCGGTCCTGAGATCCGTAGCAAAAGCTGGATGGCCGCATGGCATAACTGGATCAGAAATAGTTGATGACATCGATGGATATATTGTATCAGTAAGACCAAGACTAACTGAGCTGCATGAGTATGGATTAATCATTCCAGGCAGTAAAAGAAAAAATAAAAGAGGATGCCAGGAGCTTACCTGGTTAATTACAACCGAGGGCGAGCAAGTAGCGAGGATGAAAGATGAGTGAGCTGAAAGAAATATTAGAAACAATAAACCTTAAAACTATAAATTTAAAAGGCAAAGAATACAGTATGGTATCTTCACGCCTGGAGATATTTAGAAAGCATTTTGGTTTTAGATATGGAATTGTAGAGGAGATCCTGGTAGATGACGGCAAGCGTGTTGTAACAAAAACCAGTATCATTGATAGAGATAAACCAGAAATACCTATTGGTGTAGGACACGCTGAAGAAATAAGAGGTAGCTCCCTGGTTAACAAAACCTCAGCAATAGAGAACTGCATGACAAGCAGCCTTGGTAGAGCTTTGGCTACTGCTGCTGCTTTACATGGCGGTGAAATGGCAAGTGTAAACGAAATAGAAAAGGCACAAAACAATGAAAAAAATATTAACGAAAATAAAAAAGATCTTCCAAAAGATAAAGAAGATCCTCCAAAAAAAGAAGAAGAAACCACAGAGAAAGACCAGGAACAGTGGCAAAAAATAACTGAGAACTATCTTAAAAATATTGATGAACTCAAATCACAAAGTATGTGTTTGCACTGGTTCAATAGAAACAAAGATGTTCTTAAAAATATGAAAGTAGTTGTTCCCAGGATGTACGGCGAGATCCAGGAGCATTACGAAAGGAAACTTGAATTACTTAAACTATAGGAGATATTATGGGAAACTCACCACAATTTTCAAATACAAATATGAAATTCCAGAGGGCGGTAGGCGCATCTGACGATAACCCTGGACAAAAAGTTAAGGTAAGTATCTGGCTTAACTTTGATAATGGCTGGGATGATGTAAACAAAATACCTTTTCCGCCCACACCTGAGCAGCAAAAATCTATTGAAGATATACATAAACAAATTAAAGATTTGGGGATGGAACTATCAGTGCAGCTGCAAACTGATAATAAAATGAATATTGCCAGGACCAGGGCATTTTGTAACGAGCTTCGTTACGAAACTAAAAATGAATCTATTAGCGGATTTGATGATCTCTAAAAATTTATCTTGGCAATCTTTTGTTGCAGCTTTTGTTTTCTAGCTAAATCTTGCATCCAATGGCCATAGACGTTTTGAGTTATCTTAATATCGCTATGGCCCATAAGATTTGAAACTGTCCAAATGTCATCACCAAAATGCTCAAGCATCTTACTGGCATAGTAATGTCTGAGATCGTGCCACCTCAAAGTTTTATCACTTACTTTCTTAACTACCTTTTGCAGCTGCTCCAGCCAGTAGCTTCTTCCTATCATCGTATTGTACTTAGTGCCAAACACAAAGTTTGTTTTACCTGGTCTACCTTTTTTAATGTAAAGCTCTTTCAGCTCTTTTAAAATTTTACCAGGGATAGGCACTATTCTATTTGATGTGTTTGTTTTGACCAGGCCCACGCCATGCTTCTCGATTTCGTCATCAACAACAACCTTGAGCTTTGCGCTTCGTCTAACATTTACTTCAGACATTTTAAAATCAATATCATCCCAGGTCAAAGCTCGTTGCTCACCAGCTCTTAGGCCAGTGCTGCAAGCAAATCTGTAAGCTAGTTTAATTGATTCTGGTAAATGGCTATCAATCTCATGGATAAAATCTGTGGATAATTTTTCAATCTTAGGCTGCTGCTCAACGATAGGTCTTTTGAACTCAGCATCTAACATGGGATTTTGCGCCAGGCAGTTTCTGCTTTTGCAAAAAGATAAAAACTTATTGAAACAAGATCGCATCTCTTTGACAGTTTTAAAGCTTCGCTTACCTTTTTTACCGCTATTAAATAATGTGGGGAGAATGTAGGATTCACAATGTTCTACAGTGAGATCCCTTGGTTTGAGCTGGCCAACAGTGCAGCTGCCTACATTGATTGCCAGGATTGTATCAAAGATATTTTTGTATTTATCAAAATAATCTGGCAGCGGTTTGCCGCTTTTCATATTTTTGTATTCTCTAAAATAAAATGTTCTTAGAAAATAATTATTTTTAAGTCTTATATCCCAATCTTTCCTGGCATCTTGGCATGGGAACTCACCAAGCAATTCTTGTATTGTCCAGTTTTCTATTTGTTTTTTCATACGTTTACTCCTTATACTATATATATAAGAAGCATGACGTATGAAGTCAATCTAAGCTTTCTTTTTCTTTTTCTTGCCTAGTAAATCTGCATCTGCACGCCTTGCTCCACCACGGCCGCTGACAAACGAGCGAACACGGCCCATCGCCCAAGCTGCCTGGCTGGTCTTTGGTCTGCTCCCAGCCGAAAAGTACGCCGCCGCTCCTCGTTTATAGACCTTATCTAAGGTTGCTTTTGAAAATCTTGATGCGCCTGGTATGGATGAATATTTACCACCAGGCTTTTTCTTTTTGGTCGGTGCCATTAGGATTTACTCCTTTTTTTACTGATACGATTCATCATAGCTGGCGTAAGCTTGCCCTGGCGGTAGAGCTTTGCAGTTCGTAAGATCTCTTTTTCCCTGGCTTTGGGATTCTTTGCACCAGAAACATATTTTTTAGGTACGCCCTTTTTTGTTTTTGCTACTGGTGCAAATTTTCTTTTACCTGGCTTCTTCATTATTTCTTTTTCTTAGAACCCATGATCTTTTTTTGTAAAGACATCGGCAATGTTTTTTGCTTTTTAGTTAAACCTTTTTTCATAGGTTTCTTTGCCATTCTTTTTCCATATGCCATTTAAGTTCTCCTTTTCTTGTGTCGGTTAGCAAAATTTCTGGCAGCTTGAACGGATCCAAACCCCCACTGTTTCATTGCAAGAGCTTTCCTGGTTGGTCTACCCTTGCTATCTTTCATAGGACCTTTCATGCCAGCAAACCTTGCTGCAAAAGAAACTCGCCTGGGAGATGTACCAGTTTTGAGCGGTCTTTTTAAATTACTGCCCTCGGTCCTCTTGAAAAATTTTCTTCCAGCTGCATTTAATCCACCTTTTGGATTTTGGTATTTTTTAGCTACCATCTATCAAACCTTTTCTATATCCATTCAATCTATCAAAGGTAAGCAGCTCACCTCTTGGATCATCAGCTATACTACAATGCACCCAGCCAGTATTACCTCCAGTATAACATTCAAGAATAAGCTGATCGAACTCCAGGTTATCTTTTATGTAATGACAAAGATCCCAGTTAGGTATTCCAGGTACTTCAAAATCAGCCGCCTGGCCTTTGCAATGTTGGCTCCTTTTTGAACTGCCAATCTGGATTGAAAGCTCAACACACCGAAAACCACTGCTTGGCGTAAATGGTATTCCATAATGATCCCTTACTGGTTGCAAAATTTTCTCACACAAAATTTTCATGTAATGAATTTCATCTGCACCAGGATTGTTATTTATATCCTTGCGCTCAGCGGTCTGGCTTTTAATTAATTCTTTTATTGAAAAGTTTTTGGATAGCATCATGGCTATTTTCTCCTGGCGGTCCTTGCTGCCCTGGCAAATTGTGCTGCCGTTGGTGCGCCCTTAGCACCTTTTTTCCTCATTTTACCACCTCGTTTACGCTTTGCATGAATGTTGGCGTATAGTCCTTTTCTCATAAAACCTCCATTTTCCCAGGTCTAATCATACACGGCACTTTTGTTTTGGCGCTCCTGGCGCATCTGAGAGCCTTATTTTTTCTTGAATTTGTCTAAACCTTTTAATCCCAGGCCAGCAAGTATAGTTACATACAAAACATTCTGATACCACTGCGGCAGTTCATTTAATCTTTCAAAACCTTGTTTGACTATTTCTTCCATGCCAGGAATAAAACAAAGACACATTGGAATAAGAACGATTACTGTAATTATTTCATCACGCCAGGAATTTTGTGTACTCTGGGCCATGATAAGTTCCCACTTGCTATCATGTGTAGCAGCAGTTTTCATAACTTCGGCTTCTGCTTCAGCTTTTGCTTTTGCTACTGCGCCCTTTGCTTTTGTCTGCTCTATTTTTGATTCCATAAAGCTTGATGCTAGTGATGCTAGCGGTGTTAAAAATTGTATCATTTTCCTATCTTGCTCATTGTTTGCTTATGTGCCTGAGTAAATGTTAATGGATTTTTTGTCCTGGTCATTAACTTGGTCATCATAGTCATGTGTTTTTTTGTGTGATGTTTTGAGTGTTTTTTCATTGTATCGGCTTGACGTTTTGTAAGTTTTTTCATTTGCCATTCCTATTCATAAATGCACTTGCTCCCATGTAAGCAGCAACAATGCCGCCACCAGTGATATAAAAAAGATTAGATATATCGGATAATGCTTTAACTCTTTCGAGATCGACAAAGAACATAGCACCAGTAAACAGACCCATAGCAACCAGGCTGGCAGTTGCCATACGCCTCTGCGCTCTTTGTTTTCGTAGATCATGTTCTAGTTTTTTTATTTCAGTTACATGACTTAGCTCCTCATCTGAAACTATGCCATCTCCATCTTCGTCATACTCAGCGTAAATAGATTCTTTCTGTAATTTTTTCTGCATCAATAAACCTTTACCTTTTTTGGATCTACCCTGGGAACTAATTTACAAATACATTCATAAACAATATCTTCATCATTTCGTTTGTATGATTGCTTGCTCAATATGCTCTTAAAATCCATGCAAGATACTGCGCTTCTAAAATATATTCCTTGCTTGTCCATAGCTCCATTAAGACTACAGATTAGAAGAAAGGCACTTACACTCATATGATACCTTTTTTCTTAGCTATTAATGCCAGGACAGTTACAACACCAGCACACAATGCAGTAATTAAAATACCTAAAAGAACTTTTAATATAATATCCTGGATATTCTCTTTTCTTTTTTGTGCAGCAATCGCAGCTTCTTTCCTTTTTTTCCTGGCTTCAGAACAAAACGCTAAATAATCAGAATATAAGTTTGCCCTACCATATAACTGCATAAATTCACGCAGCTGGTCTTGTTTCTTTTTAATTTGCTCTAGCGCCATAAATTCTTCTAGGTCTGTATCTTGTCTACCTAAAAAATTTGTCCAAATACTATTTTTCTTTTTGTGTAAATCTGCTCTTAGTTGATCTTCTGCTGCTATAAATTTGCTGATCGAACTTGCAGCTTTGGTTACATCTCTCGTGTTTTCTACTGTTTTTTTTATGACCGCAAAAGCAGCATTTGCCGCCGCAAGCATTTCCAACATGGCATGACAAACCTATTAATTAGTTTTTAAGTATTATTGATATGAGAAGCACGATAGTTGTACCAGCAGATCCTATAAGCACAGCTTCCAGGCGCTTAACACGATTCAGTAACTCTATAAATCTTTCCTGGCTAAGTGCTGCTAGAGTATCAAGTTCAGCCTTAACAGATTGTATGTTTGGTTTTGCCATTATTCAGCCTTTGCGTTTTTTATGTCATTCATAGTTTCAGTGTTGGCAAGTGATGTTTTTAATTTATTATAATTAGTATTATACAAGTCTTCAGCATCCTCCAGGGAATCTCTAAGAGATATTACTTGTTGTTGCCACTTACTTACTTTGTTAAACAATCTTATCTGCTCTTGAGAAAGCTCATTTGATTTATATTCAGTGCCATCAATGGTTACAACTTGTGCTTGCTCACTCATTACCAAGATACCCCACTTGCAGTAGTTGGTGTCTTAGATTCAGCTATCTGACTAGCAATATTATCTTCAATCCTCTTTACTTCATCTTCACCCAAAGCATCTTTTGCCCATTGTATAGCATTTGCTTCTTTGATATCTTTGTATGCTATAAAGTCTTTGCCTAGTGTTACACCTACTGTGCCATATGATGAACCAGTATTGCCATCACTATCTATATCACGTGCTGTCCAATGTATAGTTGTTACTACATCATCTTTGCCATCAAGTTTTATTGCTCTATCCATGTTGGATATTGTCCATGTAACTGCCATTCTATTCTCCTTTTAATTTTTTAACTTCGGCTTCAAGTGTCTCTATTCTTATCATAGCTTCTTGCAATGCTTTAACTGCTTTCATATATAAGATACTATATTTAACAGTTTTGCGAGTTTCTTCATCAGGGTTATTTTTTACATCAAAATATTCACCATCTTCAACAAGACCACTCATGTTAGATGCTTCTAGTTCTTGTGCAATAACTCCAATTTCTTTTTGTTCTTCTCCAATACGATTATAACGTCTTATTTTTAATGCTTTAATATCATTCCACTGCGAATTAGCATCAACAATATTTTCTTTCAATCTTTCATCAGACAAAGAGCCATATTGATTACCAGCATTAACAACATTACCACTATCTCTTATTGCAAATTTTTGTGCAACACCATGAATGTCTGCTCTCATGTGATTATAAGTTGAGTTTGTAGTATTTGTATTACTTCCAACTAAGAGAACATTGCCAGTAAAACTAGAACTATTTGCTCGTAAATCTGTTACACCCTGACTACCAGTGTTATCTGACCTTACTTGAAATTTAAAATTTGGTTCTTGAGTTCCTATTCCCACATTGCCATCTCGGTAGACTCTCATTGCTTCTGTAAGTGAGCCACCACTTTTTCTTGTTGAAAATAGCAAATCTCCTACATCAGTACCATCTCCTCGTTGTGCTTGAACTCTAGCATTTTCATTAGTGCCATCAAAAAAACCTAATAAACCCAATATTTGATTATTACTACCAGTACCATTATTACCTATTTGAATAGTTGCATAATCTTGAGAACCAGTACCTTGTAAAACTAAACTTGTGCGACCATCTCCAAAGTCAGTAAGCTCTGAGGTTCTGCCTATTAAAACATTGCCATCATTATTTATTCGCATACGTTCTGAAGCATTAACAGTAAATCTCATACTATTACCAGTGTGGTCATAAGCTATTCTACCTATGTCTGCATCAGAATTATCCCCAAAATATATTGCTTGAAAAGCGCCTGCATCACCTAAAAACTGCAAATCTGCCCTTGTTGCATCAGTTCCTTCTATAACTAATGCTGAATTAGAGTCTGCCGTTGCACTAGCATCTGCTGTTTTTATATGTAATTTTGTCTGTGGTGAGGTTTCTCCTATGCCTACTCGTTCTGTAGAATCTATAGTAATAGCAGTAGCATCAGCATTATCATCTATGCCCTGAGATGTAAAAGCACCACTGACATCTAATGTGCCACCCAAGTTAGCATCAGTTATTACGTTGGATATATCTCTTGCTCTTGTCATTATTTATCTCCAGTAAATGTATCTGCATCAGCTATAGCTTTATCTATAACTGCAAAATCTAATTTACCCCAATCATCATAATTTTCTTTTTGATATTTAAGATAGCCAACACTTCTTCGTACTCTTGCTTTCTTTTCTTCATGTGTCATATCAGAACCAAAATCTGAACTAACTGCATCACTACCTTTTGCATGAGTAGCAATTACTCTATCAATATTTCTTGCTCCATCTAAGCAAGCCTTATGTGCTTGTTCTATTTGTTCTGTTGTTCTAGGTAATTCTTCAATTTCCATATCTTAACCCTCTAGTGCTTTTACTTTGGTTTCTAATATCTCTATTCTTTCCATAGCTTCTTGAAGTGCTTTTACTGCTTTCATGTATAGTACGGAATATTTTACTGATTTAGTTGTTGTTCCCAAATCTTCATTTGTATTTGGGTCACGGTCTGGTTTGTCTGTTACAAGACCATTCATTCCAGCACTTTCAACTTCTTGAGCAACAACACCTAATCGCCAATGTTTATCTGAATCGCCACTAGCAACATCTGTTTTAAATTTAAAATTACGAATTGTTAATGCTTTTATATCTTCCCATTGTGATGATGCGTCTTTAATCTGTTCTTTGAGTTTTTCATCAGAAAATCCAGTATAGTTGTTATTTTGGTTTTCAACATCTCCATTAGCAAAAATTAAAAGTCTTGTGCTTGAACTGTCTTGACAAGCAAGAAAATAATGAGATTCACCATTAGGAGCTGCTCCAGAAAAATGAATATATAAACCATAAGGATTTGAAGCATGGCTATTTTCTATAAAAGTAGTTATATCTCCAGCATCTTGATGCATACAATGAGATGTTGAACCATTCCTTGTTGAATTACTAATATCATTAGAAATGTCAGTATATCCACTATGAATATGTATGTGTGGTTCACCATCTCCATCTGATATTACAATTTGATTACTTGATGTTCTTATATCTAAACCAGCTTCATTTCCACCATAAGAACCGATAATTACATTCTTATCTCCAGTGGTCATGGCATCACCACTATCTTTTCCAAGAAATGTATTTCTAAAACCACCATTTACTGCACCACCAGCATTATAACCAACAAAAGTATTGTGGTCATCATCAGTACAAGCATCTCCAGCATTAGCACCAATAAATACATTTTGGATTCCAGTGGTAATATTTAAACCAGCAAAAAATCCATAAGCTGTGTTAAGTGATTGTGTTTCAGAAGCACCATTTTGATTGGCTAAAGCTGAGTAACCCATTGCTGTATTTCTTTGTCCACTAGTTTCAGCACTTAGAGTAAGATATCCTACTGCACAATTGGTAGTTCCATCAGTAATTGCATCACCAGAAAATGCACCAACTAAAGTATTTAAAGTACCTGATGTTGTTGCTAGTCCAGCATGATAACCTAATGCAGTATTGTAATCACCAGTTAATACTGCACCTAAAGCACTCTTGCCTACTGCTACTGTATAATTTGGAGTTGTAGCAGTTTCCCCTGATGAAGCTCCAATAAATACATTTTCAATTCCAGTGGTAACTGCTTTTCCAGAATTATAACCTACTGCCGTGCTTTGTGAATTGTTTCCAGCATTTAAAGTTTTTAATGATTGATGACCAATAGCAGTGTTTCTACTATGTGTATCTTCTGTACTAAGTGCTTCAAAACCTACTGCTACATTATTATCGCCAGTTGTGATTGCTTGTCCAGCTTCATCACCAATAAATACATTATAATTTCCACCACTTTGTATAGAATCACCAGCATTTACACCAGCCCTAAAGTTTGATATTCCACTAGTGTTAGATATAATATCTCCAGTAACAGTTAATGTTTGAGATATTGCTACAGTTCCATTTATATCTGTATTACCAGTAGTAAGTGTTGATGTACCATTATTAATATTACCAAAGCCACTTGTAATTGATCCAGCATCTAATGCACCAGTACCAGTTATGCCAGTATATGATCCACTTACTCTAGCTACTGGCACTGTACCTGATGCTAAGTTAGAAGCATTTAATGTTGCAACTTGAAATGTGCCAAATGTTACAATATCAACGACATCACCATTAGATAATGCACTAGCAAATACAACAGAATCACCTGATGTAACAGTAACATCTGTGCCATTTACCATCTTTACACCATTTAGGTATACATCTAAAAACCCAGCATCATAAGCTAAAGTCTTACCACCAGCTTCTGCAAAACCAGTGCCTGATGCACCAGTTAGTGTTGTTGGTGTGCCAGTGATATTATATGTAAATCTATCTGATGTGCCATTTACTGATGAACCAGCATTTTGGAAACCACTTGACCCAAATACTTTTAATGTATTAGCCGCAGTATCAAAGACTAGATCACCAACATCATTATCAGAACTTGGTACACCTGATTGTACTCTATATCTTTCAGCAAAACTGTTAACACCTGATATATTAGAAGCAACAGTATTTACATTAGTTATGCCACTACCAACAGTATTAACATTACTTATTGCACCAGCTACAGTATTAATATTAGTAGCATTGCTTACTGCTGAATTTATATTTGTGGAATTTCCAGCTACTGAGGTAACATTACTACTTATACCAGCAACAGTTGTTACATTTGATGATATTCCAGCTACTGTGTTTATATCAGATATATCACTTGCTACAGTGGTAATATTACTATTAGCACCAGCTACAGTGTTAACATTGCTTATAGCACCAGCAACAGTGTTTACATTTGTTTGATTTGTTGATGTTAATGTAAGTTGCCGCCATTGATTATTAGTTAAATCGTAAACTTTCATTATATCGTTTGTCGTATCAAAATACAAAGCACCATCAAGCAGTGCATTGCCATCATTATCAACAGTTGGATTACTTGACTTTGCGCCTAAGAATCTATCGTCAAAAGTATCAAGGGCAGCTTCAGCTGCTGCCTGGGCGTTTGCAGCTGCCGTTGCAGAACTAGCTGCATTTGTTGCTTGTGTTGATGCGGTGCTTGCACTTGTGCTTGCATTTGATGCCTGAGTAGATGCAGTGCTTGCGCTACTTGCAGCTGCGGTTGCGCTGCTAGCAGCTGCCGTTGCAGAACTGGCAGCATTTGTTGCGCTTGTTGTAGCACTTGCTGCATCAACAATAAGTGAATATTTTGCACTGTTAGCGTTGGTTGTTAATGGCTGGGATCCGCTAGATGTATGAGCTTCTGTTACAATAAATATATTATTAGTGCTGGTATCTTTTACAATATCTCTTATTACATATGCAGTGCTTGCCGCCCAATCACCTTTGAATGTTCCAAGTTCTTGTGTAACAGATATTTCACCGCTGCTATCAAAAGCAAGAACTTTACTAGCTCTATCTGTAGCACCAACAGTAAATTCAGTTGAAGTCATAGTGTTGGTACGAGATAATTTTATTGATCTATCAAGTTCTTCTTGAAGCTCCTGGCTTATAAGCGTCAATCTATCCAGGGCATTTTCATGGCTTTCAGCTGGAAAAGGATCATTAGCTACATAATCAGTTGATTGTGTAATATCTAAACCACGCCTTAAAATTACAGTTTCGCCATTTTGCGGTCTTTTATCTGAGCTTGAAAAATGTGCATCACTGCTTGTGCCAGTATTGAATTTGAATAAAACATTACCGCCACTATCACTTCCAGCGTTTGTTACAATGTAATCAGTGTTTAAAGTTTTAACTGTTTCAGTGCCAGTAGAGCTTCTAACAATAACATCTAAATCGGCATCCGCAAAAATTTTGAATCCATAAGCAAAACTATGAGCAGTGCCATTACCGCTATGTGAATTTTTTATTGTTGTTGTTGATACTGTCATCTTGATTCCTCAAAAAGGTTGGATAAATCTACTGATCTATCTGGCGCTGCACTTCCAGGCCGCCACCAGTAAGATTGGTTGTATTCTTTTGCATATCTTCTTTCTATGTTTCTAAATTTTCTAGCAGCTTTTGGATCTGCCATTTGTTCTAATTGATTCAATATACCTCTTTCTAAAGCTAACCTTGAATACCAAAGCGAGCTGCCTGGTGTATATCTACCAGCAAACCTCACCATATCACTTGCAAAGTTTGTATCTTCACCCTCTATAGCTTGTTGAACATTACCCATTGTTAATTTTAAAACATCTTCAGCCAGGCCCACTACTGGGCCAGCTATTGTTTGTGCCAGGCCGCCACCGAATCTATTATGATCGGACATTAAAAAATCACCAAAAATACCAAGGCCGCCACTTTGCATAAATGCAGCTCCCCAAAACTCAGCGCTTGTCATTGGTCTAGGATCACGACCTTTTGACATTTCTTTGAGCTGCAAGGCTAGCGCACCCATAATTGTTCCAGTAATTAAAAAATCAGCCAGGTATGTGCCTTTTCTAGCAGCGCCTTTTTGTGTTACTCCTCTTACTAAATGTGTATTTACTAGCGTTGTTCCAAAGTTTTTATACATTGCAAAAGACCTGGAAAGCTCACCAGCTATTGTTCCAGGATTAGTGTTACCTATCAAAGCAACCTTACCTCGCAAGCTTGATGATGGTACTGCAAAGTTTGTTTCAGTATTTATCATCTCTAATACTCTAAGAGATAAATCCCTGGCAGTATTACTATCTATATCTGTTCTTGCTGCTATGTTCTCGTGGCTTAAAAATTTTGCGCCGTCATATTCATACAAATCTGTAGATCTAATAATATCCCACTTATCGGATCCTATACCATATCTTTGTAAGCTTGCTCTTATAGGCTCGTCTAACTGGTTAAATGCTTTTGGCGCTTGATCTGCAAGATAACCTAAAAACTCCATACCAAACGCCCATCTACCAGCTTGTGTAAGCGGAGATAAAAAGCTTGCCCTCATAACAAAATCAGATATACGCCTGGTTATCTCTGGACCAGATACATCACCGACATACCTCATTTGTGCAGCTGCTACAGTTGTCCATCCCTCAGCTATCAAACCTAGTCTTACTGCTAGCTTGCCTTTTTCTTCAGCTTTCAAAGGATTTAGTAATTTTAAAACATCAGTTACAGTGCTTACTTGCGGTAATCCAACAAAACCCCTGGTAATTCTTTGAAAGTTAAAATCAGTTATTGCTGATATTGATGCAGCACCAAGTTGTGCTGAAGTAAGTATAGATCTTATACCAGCAAAAGTATTTCCAAAAAATCCATCAATAGGCTGATTAACTCTACCAGACCAGCCGTTATATAATGTATCTATATAGTTTGCAGCTTTGTTAGCTTTGTTGATAGCCTTTGGATCTCCAGGCTCTACATTTTGTTTTATTTTAGTTTTTATAAAATCTAAAGTTGCCAGAGGATTTGGACCTAATATATCCATCTGAGCTATTTCTTTTGACATAGATGTGATGTGGCCCATCATTACATCAAAAGCATTAGTGTTACCAAATTTTTCCTGGTATTCTAACCAGGCATCCGCATCCTTGAAAACTAAAAACCTATGATCTGTTCTGCTATTAGCCAAAGATTTTCTATTGCTTGCCATTGCGCCAGGTTTGACTTTATTTAAGCCACCGCTGCTAATTGTTTCCCATACATCTTGTAAAGCAAATATTAGTCTATCTTCAGTCATTTTAAGACCAGTTTCATGGTCTAACATTTTTTCTGGATCTAGTCTGTTTTTTACAAAGCTTACCCATTCTGACATACCAGCCTTGCCTACTTCAATCTGGTCATGTTGCTGCGGTAATCCCCAATCAGATCTTTTTGGTATAGATCCACCAGCTCTATTAAATTGTAATCTTAGATCCTCGGCAGTTTCTTTCCAGGCTATTGCAAACTCTTTTGCGCTTACATCATCAGTAGTTTCTCCAAAAACTTCCCTGACCATATTTTTAAGTTGCGCTTTGTTTCTTGTAGATCCCAGCAAGTTTCTTTTAAATGTAGCCAGAACATCATACATTTTACTGGTAGCTCTTTGTTCAATCGCTTGTTGACGTTGCACCAGGCTAGAATATTTTGAAAAAATATCTTGTTCTATTAGAGCTTCAGCTGCTTTTGCATAGTCTTGTTTATCGCCAAAACCTCTATATTCATTTAAATTTTTATCTACTTGTTTAAACGCCTGGACCTGGAGTAACTTTTTTCTTTTCTTTTCAGAAGCAAGCTTTTGTAAACTTTCAAAAGTTTCTTTTGCAGCTCTTGCAGCAGCTGCACCTCTATTCATTTTGCCCTGGTATTCTACATCTAATCCAATATATAAATCACTAGCAAGCCTTGCCTGGTCATCAGTTAGGTTGCCCTCACGATTACCATTAGTAATACAATCCAAAAAACTCATACTACACAACCCTCAAGGCGGTCCAGCATACGCTGGTCTTGCGCAAATTCTTCTTGTAATTCTTTTAATGTTTGTGTTTTGGCTACAATACTATCGCCATCTACAGTGAGTTCCGTAGGGATCTCTAAATCTAAATCATCGACTAAGCTTGTCTGTTCTGCAATTTCTTGACCTGGGCCATCAATTCTTTGCCCTGGGATGTCGTCAACCACTGCTCCGCCACTTGCTCCCCTTTCTCCTCCGCTTGTGCGAAATTGTAACCCCTCAAAGATTCCGTCTGTATCTTCTCGGATTGTTGGGATCTCTCCAAGTTTTTGGTTGTTGTCGACTTCGGCGTAACCATCAGCTTTCCTTTGTTGTTTCAAACTAACATAAGTTTGATTTGGTTTTGCTCCTACATTTCTAACATAAACTGGATCAACTAATCTACCAGTATTAATAAATCTTTTAAGCATCCTGGTTAGTGCATTTTGTGGCGTTACATCCATATTCGCTAGTGTAACTGTATAACCTTTTGCTTTAAGATTATCTATTTGTTTCTGAATACTACCTACTGTATCTCCCACTTTTGGAATAACTACATTAGATCCCTCATCAGTAATCAAATCTTTTACAAGCTTTGCTAGTGCGGAGCTTTCCTCATGCACCGCAGCTGCGCCTATGCCACCTTGAAATTCTGGTAATATTTTTTTTGCATCATCAGAATCTATTATTGCTGCATTAAGTTTTCTAGCAACTTGGTTAGCAAAAGTGCTTTTACCAGCAGCTGGAGGACCAAGCAATATAACCGCTTTTTTCTCAGTTTTTACTTTATAACCTGGTGGTACCTCAAGCTTCGCATCGGTGTATGCCAGCTTTTTCGCTCTGTCAATTAGCGAGTTTACGCCTTGAGCGTACCCTTTTAAGTTCATTCCGTCAACAACAAACTCTCTATTATCAAACCAATCTTTTGATCCGTAGTTTGCAGCTTCATGTGTTTTTGGTATTGCATCAGCTTCTTCGATAGCTCTAATTACTGCTGGATGATTGTCTATTTCAGCATCCGTCATGCCCTGGTCAAGTTTTGTATTTAAATCTTGCCTGGCTTCTAGATCTGATAAAAAACCCTCTTGCCGTCTTAACTCACCAAACTGATCTTCTTCTAACTGATTTGATTGTTGCCTGGATCCTGGTCCAGCTGGTTCGTCAAAGTCGTTGAGGTTTGAGTTTGTTGGTTCATTCTCACTTGTGCGGACTTTCGCTTCACCATCGAAAGAGCGTCTGACGTTGCCAAACTCAAGGCGGTTGAAATCGCCCTGGTTAATTGCAGATCTGACAGAGTTGATAAATCCTCTTGAAGCGTTGGTATAGTTGCCGCTTTCCCTGGCAAGTCTGGCTGCATCGTTGAGGGCATCGCTGAGTTGCCCTTTTCTGTTTGCAAGCGTGGTGATGAGCGTGATTGCTTGGCCATCTCTTGATACCCTTTCTTGGTTAGCGTTTCTTGCTAGCTGATTTCCCTCAGCTTCTAATCTTTCTGCATTATTTACAAGGTTTTGAAAAGCATTTTTATCCTGGCGTAATGCTTTTTGTGCCATATCTAATATCCTGGCTCTTTCAACAAAAAAACTTTCAGCCATAACTTCTTCGCCAAAAAGGTTTGCAGTTGTTTCTTTTCTAACTCCTGATTCAATAACTTGTCTTACTATAGCATCAGCTTGGAACTCATTGTCTGGCATATTCCTGGCCAACACTCTCATTGCAGCTTCTTGTAAGGCTGAATCATCTGGAATCAATCTTCCAACAACCGCTGCAAACTTTGCTGGTACTACATCATTTACAACCATACCAAACAATTCATCGGTAAGATTTACAACCGCCCTGGCTTGTTTTACCAGGTTTGATCTTGGCGGCAGCTCACTTATCTTACTTGGATCTACTCGCAATACCTTTGCGGCATCAACCGCAGTGCCAGTACCCTCAGCAATATTTTTGAGTGCAGCAGTTACCCTGGCATAAGCTGGAGTAAATCCGTCAACCTCTCTTATCTTCATTCCATATAAAGTTACATCCTGGCCCTCAGCTTTTAATCTTTTAGCCAGGCCCAATCTTTGATGGCCGTCTGCAATAAACTGCCTACCATCGGCATACTCATAAACTACAATTTGTCCAGATTTTATTGGATCCCATTTTTTTACACCTTGCAAAGCATCAGTTACACCCTGAGCATCACCACCAGCTTTGAACTGAAAAAGTTTTGCATCCACTTGTAAATTATCTGGATCAAACTTAAAAACTTCATTATTTAAATTATCAGATTCAAAAACATTCTTTGGTTTGATAACGCTTGATTCTGGTACTTCGTTTATGTTTACCAGGTCATTTGATTCTATTGCTGATTCAGCATCATTCAATCTTTGTAAATGCTCGGATTCACTTGATAAGGGATTTGAATTTACTGCATCTTCTGAATTTTGAGCTGCCTTTACAAGTAAATCCTCTTTACTACCAGTTTTAAATAGGCCAGCTTTCTTGTATGCTTGGATTCCTTTTTTTATCTGATCGCTTGTAAAAGATATTGTTTTACCACCAGCTCTAAAAACAAAAGGTGATGCTGCACCAAATCCAGCACCAAAAGCTATTGCCTGGTAAAACTGCGCATCAGTGTATTCAAGGCCAGTTTTTTTATACCAATCTCTTACATTGCTTTGAATTAAATATTCTGCTCCACCTCCAACAATAGCTTGTTGTAAGGCTAGTTGATAAAGTTTACCAGGACCATTACCAAACATTAAGCTACCAATAACTACTGGATCTTGTATTAGTGATCCAGCTTCACCAGTTAACCTGGCTAATACATTACTAAAACTTGGTGATCGTTCTGTTATCTCTTGGTTTTCTTTGAAAGCAAGCCTTGCTTGTTCTTTTGCATTTTCAATAAGTTTTTCATGGCTGAACTCACCAAACAAATCTGGATTATCTTTAATTATTTTTGATATTTCATTTACTTTTTTTTCATAGCCAGCATACTTTCTTTCTTCATTGAAAATAGCCATTGATAAAAGTTTGCCAGGATTTACAACATCATTAGACAAACCTAGCTTTTGTTTATTCTCATTTATAGTTTGTATGTATGGATCCCACTGCTCCTCCATAACAATAGATTCTGATACTGAAGTATTGTTATATTCGCTATACTTGTAAGCAGCTTTTAGGTTATCAATAAAACTAGCTTCACCAGTTGTAACTACTGTACCAGGCGTTGCCTTTGTTCCAGTACGTTGCTCCTCCTCTTTTGTATAAAGAAAACTCATTAGTTAAATCCGTAGAATTGTAGAGCATCTAAAATTATTTCATTGCCATTTAGATCGCCAGCAATCAAAAAATCTGGATCACCAGGCGTACCCCTGGCTAACTTGTACTTACCATCTCCGACAACATAAAGATTGTATTCTTCATCTTGAATATCTTTAAGAAGCTTTGCATCTATGTTAAAACCTTGAGCTGCAAAATCTTCTAACTTTATGTCATCAAGCATATCTTCAAGTTTATCTGCATCAAGTTCTTTTGGTATTATTACTGGATGGCCATTTACTTTATCAACATTTCCTACTGCCATTTTTATTGCATCAGCATATACATTGTTTCTAAAAAACTGTAATCCTTGATCGTTTGCCATTTTATTATAAATAAGATCAGATACTTGTTTTGCTGCTCCCTGGACTTCTGCTGGCGTGAATAATAAAGCATTGCCTAATGTATTAGAATATTCTGCTTGTGTATTTATGTTTGTAGCTTCTGGAGCTTTCTTACCAGCATTTTTAAGATCTAAGCCTTGCAATGCAAACTTTGCATTATCAATCAAACCTAGCTGCATTAGACCGCCAATATGTGCAAGTTCTGGTGCGCCTTTTTGTGATAGCTCTGTTAAAACATCTGAGGCGTGTCTGCCAAAACCCTGGTTTAATTTATTCAAAACTAAAAGCTTTTGTTCTGTGCTAGTAGTGCTGGATTCAAAAAATGCTTTTAAACTGCTGGCTTCTTCGTCTTTTAAAAATTTCAGCGCAGATCCATATTGGCCAGATACGGCCACTGCTTCACTTATTCTTTTACTAACACGAACTTCGTAGTTTCCACTTAGAGATCTATCACCAGGATTAGCTGCTATTGAATCAACAAAATTTATAGGCGTAATTTTTGTATTACCAGCTCTTTCAGCAAAAGTAAGCGGATCTCTTTTAAGTTCAGATCTCATATTTGTTTCAAGAGTTTTAAGATCGTTTACTATTTCTGCTTCAATCAATGTATCTACACCAGCCGCACCAGCTCCAGGTATTCCCTCAGTTGAATACTTTGTAATCTCAGCAGTAAGAGATGCCATGTTTGTTTTCCTGGCAACATCGAATATTTGTTTTTTTAATTTTAAATTATTAGCTAGTGCCACTAATTCTACACCATCTGGACCCATTGACTTTGCTTTATTTTCCAAACCATTGATTACTTCAATATCAACAGTGCCACCTTTTTTAAAAATTTTATTTACATCATTTAGGTCTAATTTTAATGATGCAGCTTGAGTTTTATTTATGGCTTTCATATTTTTTATATCAGTTTTTAGATTCCTAACTAAAACTCTTGCTTCTACTGAATCCATTGTGCCTGGCGGATTCTTTTCTAAGTTTTCAATAAATTTTTCTTTTCCCTCAATAGTTCC